TTAAATTTGGACGTGTAGCTAACTCAGCCTTGATGGCTGCAGTAACATCGGCAGCAGTAATTCCTACTGGGAATTTAATTCCAGCAATTGCAGTATTGATAGCCTGAGTAACAGCGTCAACGGTTCCTGTTTGCGTTCCCGTCTGCGTTTCAGTACCAGTTTGAGTTCCTGTGCTCGTCTGAGTACCTGTACCAGTCTGCGTGCCCGTCTGAGTACCAGTCCCTGTCTGCGTTCCTGTGCCAGTCTGTGTTCCTGTCTGAGTGCCTGTTCCAGTTCCAGTTTGTGTACCAGTGCCAGTCTGGGTTCCAGTTTGCGTACCTGTCTGAGTCCCCGTCTGCGTTTCTGTGCCTGTTTGCGTGCCAGTACCTGTCTGGGTTCCAGTCTGTGTACCCGTACCCGTTTGAGTGCCAGTCCCAGTTTGTGTTCCTGTACCTGTTGCAGTGCCAGTAGCCGTTCCAGTGCTAGTTGCTTTTGCTGCGTCGTAAGCCGCCTTGTCGCCGTTGTACTGGGTGTACGTTGCGTAATCAGGGAAACCTGCGTCGGTTGCTTTTTTGGTGTTGACAGCCGCTGTAGTTGCGGAATTGTAAGCAGCTATATCGCCGTTGTATGTGGTGTAAGTTGTGTAGTCAGGAAAGCCCGCATCTGTCGCTTTTTTAGTGTTGGCGGCATTTGTTTGAGCTGCGGTGTAGGCGGCCTTGTCACCACCGTATTGGGTATATGTTGCAAAGTCTGGGAATCCCGCGTCTGTAGCCGTCTTAGTATTTGCAGCCGTAGAAAGGGCAGTAGCGTATGCAGCCTTGTCACCGTTGTATTGCGTATAAGTTGCAAAATCAGGAAAGCCTGCGGCAGTCGCAGTTGCTTTATTTCTTTCCTCAGTCTTTGCTGCTGTATACGCGGCAATGTCGCCGTTGTATTGCTGGAACGTAGCGTAGTCAGGAAAGCCAGCGTCCGTAGCTTTTCTGATGTTTGCGGCATTAGTGTTAGCAGTGTTGTACGCAGCTAAATTACCACTGTATTGGGTGTAAGTCGCAAAGTCAGGGAACCCTGCATCTGTTGCAGTTTTCTTGTTTGCATTTGCAACCAGCGCAGCGTCATATGCTGCTTTGCTTCCACCATATTGGGTGTAGGTTGCAAAATCAGGAAAACCAGCATCCGTTGCAGTTTTGGCATTTGCTGCTGCGGTAATGGCAGCCGTGTAGGCTGCTTTGTCACCGTTATATTGAGTGTAAGTTGCAAAGTCAGGAAAGCCTGCGTCTGTCGCTTTCTTGGTGTTTGCATCTCTGGTGTCGTTGGCTTTCTTAACCTCAAACTGCTCATTCACAAGAGTTTTTGCAGACGCCTCTGATTTTCCAATAAACGCTGTTAACTGAGCAGGGGTTGGATCTACACCGAAAACTTGTTTAAAGAATGATTTTGCTTCGTCTTCAGTAGTGCTTAATGGATCTGCATATTTTGTAACAGCAGCCGCCAAGTCGCTAGCACTTGCGTCAGAGTTACTGTTTCCAATAGAAAATATTTCGGAGTCAGTTGGTGTATAACCTTCAGCCTTAAAAGTGTTGACAATCTGTAAATATTGATCTGGGCTTGACTGAAGTCCAAGACTTGACAAATTGTTGTACTGAAGCGCATTGTTGATAGTGATCCCACCAGCCAAAACAGCAGACCGCACAAGTGTTGACGGGTCAAATGTTTTTGCACCAGTAATGATGTCGTTCAAGGTTACTGATGCACCGTCATAGCCCTTGGCCACAACTTGTGACAATGCCTGTGAAGAAACAATGCCGCCAGTTAAAGTGCTTTGAATGAAGCCCTCTAATGCGCCAGAGGCTGTAACCTCTGCTATGTTGCGCACTTCGCCGAATTTACCAATTTGTGCGCTAATGTTTTGAACTGCGCCCTCAGCATAGCCCATGACAAATTCTTTAGAGCTAGCGCCCACCACAGCAGATGCTGCAATTTTGGCCTGATCTCCCATGAGCACTTTTAGCGCAGCCGTATCTCCAACCCAGCTCGTTGCGGCAGTTACTGCCATAGCCTCTAGACCAGAGGCAAGCGCTCGTGCTTCAGCCTTGCTAGGAGGCACGCCTTTAGAAACTAAGTAGTCTTTGACTTCAGCGTAATTTCCACTGAACGACTCAAAGCCATTAAGTGCTGCGTCAGTGCCTCGAGCAACAGCAAAAGCTCCAGCCCTACTGACCATTTTTGCCGCAACTGAACCTACGCCAGCAGACGCAACCAAGAAAGGAATCTCTTGCAACGCCTCGCCGCCAACAACTGACAGCGTGCCAAGAGGATTGTTTACTGCCTGCTTGCCAAACTCTTTAAGCTGACGTGCAGCAACTTGCCAGTCTTTGACTTGACTTTCAGGAACGCCTAGCTCTTTCGCTAAAGACGCCTTGCTGATGTTGTTTATGCCATCGGAGAATGCTTTTTCAGCATCCATGATGCCTTTGGATTGATTCAGTTTGCCCCAGCGCTCAAAGGCCTGAGAAACCTTTAATGCGGAGTTTTCTGGACTCAAGCCCATAGCCTCTGAACCACGCAGCAGCGTTGTTGCAAGGTTGCCAAAGTTACGCGCACCATAAGCAAGGCCGTTTTTGATGACGTTTGCAACAGACCCATCAGGAGCGCCCTTGAACGCCTCTGTGGCAATTGCTAGTTGGTCGCTCAACCATTTTGGAAAGCTAACACCGCCATGGTCTTTGATAAATTGCTGGTACTCTGCGTAAGCTTTGGCATCGCTATACAAAGGTGGTTCTATACGCTTTGCAACAATGACAATTCTAGGAATGTCTTTTTCGCTAACCCAATCAAATTGTTGGCCTGTGATAGTTTGGAAGTCTTGTGTCGATACACTAGGCAACTTATTTTCTGAGGCAGCTTTGGCAACAACCTTTGCTTGATCGCTTGGCATGAACGTGTAGGTCATACCATTTTGCTCAAAGGTGTTGTACCCTGCTTTTTGAGCAGCGTTCAAAGCCTCTTCTTTTGTTTTGTACCCATTACCATCAAACGTTACTGACTTGATATCGGCAAGGTTTTGCGCGTATGTCTTTGCGTTTGCCTCACTTAACGACAAAGCTGAAAACACCTGATCAGCCGTTAGGTCTTCAAACTTCAACCCTACGCTATTGAGATATGAAGTCAGCTCAGTCTGGTTCGTTGTGTTTCTGTCTTCATTCCAGTTTTTAACGTAATTGTTAAAACCTGTGGTGTAGCTGTCAGCGTTGCCAAATGATGCAAGCAAATCGTCAGAGATTGGCTCACCAAATTGATCTAGGTAGCTTGCTTTTACAGCGTTGACTTGTTTGTAGTAATCTTTGACGTGAGCATCAGCCTCACCTGCTGACATTGTCAAAAGTTCATTTGCACGCTTGTCTGACAGCGGCAAGCCCATTTGCTTTGCAGCATCTTTGATCACCGATGCATTCAACTGAGTCTGCCTTGCAAAATCAATTGATGCAGACATCATTGCGGCTGGATCGCCTGACTTCAAAGCATTGACAAGGTTTAATCCACTAGCTGCAAGTTTTAAGTCGGAATTGTTTGTCAGAGTTGCAGCCGCATAAGTAGCGCCTAAAAAGTCGCCTTTGCCAAGAGCAGAAGCAACAGCCGCGTATTGCACGGGCCGCATTAAATCTTCAGGTATTGTGATACCGATCTGCGGCGATATGCCTATTAAAGAAGAGAGGACGCCTTGTAGGTTTTTTTTGTCTAATGCGTATAAAAGCTGCACGCCTTGCGTGGCCGTTCTAATTGAACCTGCATTGGTTGCAAGCCAGTTTGCTGCTGTGTTATCTACGCCCGCTGCAACGTAATCACCAAGCGTGTCAATGTCAAATGCTTGTGTGCCAAGGGTTGTTGGCAAAGTATTGAACTGCGCCCCATAAGCGTTGGCAGCGCCAAGAGCGCTCAAGATAGCGCCTACAGTGTTGCCATTGGCAGCGTTTCCAATTGCGCTGAGGGCCATGGTGAAGGGCTGGTGCGGCCCCGGGATCATTGAAGCGACGCTTAATATCTGGGAAATGACCCCCCAGTCACTCGTTGAACCGCCATACGCTGTGTAGAAGATCGGCATGCCTAGTTCATTGAACTGCACGCCGTAACTAGTAGACCCTTTGCCCGCAAAAGTGCCAGACCAGACGTCACCCCCTGCTCTACTGTAATTTGCAGGAATTGGTTTGCCAGTTACTTTGTTGCCATAAGTGTCGCCACTTTTATAAACTTTTTGGCCATCTTTTGTTACAACTTCATCGCTAGTAAGTGGGGCGAGCGATGTAAGAGGATATCCCTCTATATCCGTTCCTGCGTCAACAGTTTTAAAATAACGAGGCTCTAATGTGGCGTTTTTAGGAACCATAACGGTTCTAAACTCTTGATTGCCATCATAATCATAGCCACCTGTTGGCTCTCTATAGAAATAATCGCCACCACCGTAGCCATATTCGTCTGCGCCTGTTACCTGAAGTTCCCGTCCATCAAAATAATATTTTGTTGTAACAGGCGTATACGCTGGCACTTTGCCAAAATCTTCAAGCCTTGTAATGCCTTGCGCATACAAAAGCTCCGCCATATTTTGTGCGTTAGCTTGTGCACTACCAAAACCCTGACCCGTCCATTTATCTGACGTGCCTTGCGCAAGAATCTGTTTTGCAAGACGTTCAACAACTGATTGATTACTAGCGGCAGGCAAAGCAGCAGAGTTCTCCTGCATCGCTAAATCGTTAGCGTCCATCCATGCGTCTTCTGATGCTTGTGACATATCAATTCTTACGTTGTCTGAGTTGCAGGATTAACAGCAGCGACCATGGCCTCAGCCCAATCAAACCAGTTTTCGTACTGGTCTGTGCGTGGCGTGGCCTCATTTGAAAATACGTCAATGGCGTTCAAGCCATTTCCCCAATCTTTCCAATTTGTTTGCGCGTTTGGGATCTGCAAATTCTGCGCACCATAAAGCTCGCACATAAGCGACGCCCACGACTCAAACGTGTGATAGCGGGGGTCGTAAATCTGTGCTGGATTAAGGGCCATATGGCCTCACGTCGCCGATCTCGGCATTGAGAACCAATTTGCCAAGCTGGTAGTTTCCACCAGCCACGTCAGAGGTGAACCTCAATCGCAATTCACGGCGCTGTTCACGCATGTCAATCTTGCCTGTGTTAGGTCCAAAGATGTAAGGATCAGACTCTTTGTCTTCGCCTTGCGCAAATGGGCGGCCAGTGACAACCACATTCATGTCGCCAGTTTGCAAAAAGTCAGGCTCAATACGCTCCACGCGAATCCATCGGTTTTGACCTTCTGCTGCTGGTTGAGAAGGTCCACCGCCAAGCCAGCTCAGATCGTTTGTCTCAAATGAGCTTAGGATCGCCCGCACGTTTTGACCAGCAATTTCATCAGTGCCAATTTCATGCTGATACATTGAAATCAAGTTGGCAGGGATTGAGAAAGTCAGAGCTGCCGCGCCCGTGCCTGTAGCAGCCAACGACATTTCAATGGCTTGAAGATAAATTGCCGTGACAGGAATTGAAAAGCCAGCCCCAGAGCCGCCCAAACTTGCGGCAGTAGCACTTAGAACGTCGCCCACCGCATAGCCCGCTCCACGGGCCGTAATGGTCACAGTGGTAACTGCCCCTCCAGAAACACCGATCGTGGCCTTAGCGCCCGATCCTGAGCCTCCTGTGAGGGTTACGTTAGAGTAGGAGCCATCGACGTAGCCAGATCCTCCTGTGATCGCGCCTAGCGTCTTGACGTTGCTGGTGGTGATGGCCTCCACGGTCGTGCCTGTTGGGATGTTGGAGCCAGATATGACCTGACGCAAAGCCACTTGAGTGTTGTAGGTGTCACTGTAGAGGAACACGCTGCCAGACACTTCGTTGTAAGTTTCAGTGAACACGGTCTCGGCGGTGCTTGTGTGCCAGTCAGCAGCCACGGGGAAGGCAAACACCTGTGAGAAGTAACCAGCGGAGCGCTGCGCACCACGGGCCTCGCCTGCGTCGTACCAAGTGTTCTCGCGCACGTTGTAAATGATTGCGTCAGTGCATTCTGTTGCATCGCCACGAGGGTAGAACCACCAGATCTCACCAAAGCGAGGGACCTTTGTCGCCCAAACTTTTTGACGTTGGTCATAGTTCAGGTTGTCAAAGAAGTAGTTCTGGTTCATGGTGTTGGGGATCTCCTTCACAACACCGTTGTAAAGCAAGAAGCGATCAACGCCGCACCAGTAGTAGACGCCGTCGTATTCGATGGCCGACTGCGAAGACAGAATTGAGGATTGGCTGCTGATGATGTCATAGCGCCAGTATTGAGGGGGTGTTCCTGTGCCACCAATGAACGATACGCGGATTAGGCTATCAAGGCTCCAGAACAGGCCAGAAGGCGCGTTTGAGCCGCCCCTGACGGGTAGGCCTTGGACAATCTTTCCAGAGGCCACATTGACCGCATTAGCGTCCGCAGAAACCCAGTCGTTGGTGTTGCCAGCCGAGCAGTTCTGGATCAGGCCGTTATTGCCATACACGAACAGGTAAGGGTGGAGCGACACCACGCCACCAGACACCGAGATGTTGTTGTTGAATGTCAGCACTACAGTGCCAGAGGCTGTTGCGTTGTTTGACAAAGTCAACGTGGTGGTGGATATTGACACCACCGTGGTATTGGCAGGAATGCCTGTGCCTGTCACAGTTTGGCCAGCACCAATCAGAGGATTGGCCGCAGCCAAAGTCACTGTGGGACTCAAATTTGTTGTAGTACCAGAGTCAGTGAACACGCCAATTTGGCTCATGGTCAAGGCGGTGATGTCGCCAATGAGCACAGGGGTGTTGTTGTCGTTGCCGATGGAGGTGAGGTTTTGCCCCGGGTGCGCAATCAACGACTGCAACCCCGTGCCTGTCACGTCGTAGAAGCCATCAAACTGCCACAGGTTCAAATTGGATGGCGTGAAGTTGGACAAGGTGAAATCACCCACACCAGCGCCCACGCCATTGTTGTCAATGGTCAGGACCTGAAGGCCGTTGTTGTAGCCACTGAAAATGGATGTAAAGGCGTTCTGTGGGTTGACCCAGATCCCGCGTGAGGGTCCAGTGAGCTGGTCCGAAATGACGCGAAAGCCACCGATCTTGCGAGGGCGGCCACGTTGGAAGCGGACCCACTCGCCGTCGTTGTAGAACATTTTGTCGAACACTGTGCCATCGCGCTGGATGCCCGGCTGCGTGTCGAGGGAAAAGACCTTGGCCGCCATTAGAAGGTCCCGCCCTGAACACCCCCAGTAAAGTTCCCCGTGCCCGGGATGTTCAGCCCTGTCGAGGTTAGGCCAAACAACTTGACGCCCAAGATTGAGATGCCGAACTCACCAGAGCCGGGGCGATAGATACCCGTCGACGTCTCCGTCGCAAAGTTCAGCGATGGAGCGCCCACCGTGCCATCCACCAGCGACACGTTTACCGCACCAGCAGCAATCGTCGAGGCGTTGAGCAAGTTGACCGAATCACACAGCAAGATCACCTGCTGGCCAGCGGGGACCGTGGCGGTAGCACCACCTGCGCCAGTGGTGAAGGTGATCTGGTAGCCGGGGCCTCCGCCGTTGGTCTGATTCGTGATGTAGTACACCTGCACCGTCTGCGGTAGGACCACGGTGACGTTGCCTGTCAGCGTGCCTGTGTACTTTTGAATCGTGTTGGCCGCCTCTGAGGCTGTCAGGGTGTAGCTGCCAGTCACCACAGCCTTGGTGAGCTGCGTGAAGTTGAACTGAGTGCTGCGGCCCAAGCCCACGGTGAAGAATGCAGCGCCAGAGCAGCAGATCACGCAAGAGTCAGCAGGCTGCAAGGAAATTGTCGATGCGCCGTTGATCAAAATGCCACCAGAGGGGGCGATGGTCAAAGTACCAGATCCGCCATTGCGGACCATCATGTACCAGTCGTTGCCTAGCGTGACAGCGGAGGTCAGGGTCAGCGTGCCTGAGCCACCAGTCCAAACGTGGGTTGATGCACGGTCAGTGGTCAGGGCGGTGTAGTTGGAAGCAAAGGTAACGACGTTGTTAGCAGAATTCAGGGTGTTGGAGATAGCTTTGAGGCCAAAACCAGCAAGGGTAGCTGCGTCGACGTTAGATGTGCCTACGCCAAAAGCAATGAGGCCCCATGTGCCTGCTGTGGTGGTGTTGCTGGTGAGGTAGATGTACTTCGCCTCACCGGGGGCAATCGTGACGATCGTGCCACCAACATAGTTCCTGACCGTGAAGGTGTAGGAGCCTACATTGCGAAACAGTGCGTCAATACCAACAGACGCCTGATTTGCAGGCGGCATGTCCAGCGTGAACGAGTCAAGCGTGAATGTCAGACCAGTGGTTGTGCCAGCCGTGGTGGCCACCGCAGCACCGCCTAACGTGGCCGACACCGTAAAGGTCGTCGAGCCGTTAGTGGCGATGATGTAGTAAGTGTTGCCAGTGGTGATGCCTGTTGATGTGCCAGTAGAAATTCCAGTGACGACGATGGCTTGGCCAACGAATAGGCTTGGGGTCGAAGAGCATGTGCACTGACCATTTGTGCCCGCAACGGTGACGCCAGAAAGCACTGCGCCGCTTGAGAGCGACGTGACGTCCATGACTCGTGCGGCTGCGTTGTCTGTGTCGCTGCCATTGATTGGCCACGACAGAGTTTCGTCAGCAACGAGCGTAATGCTGCGGTATGAGACGTCGGTCGGTTGAATTACCTGACCAGTAAATGGGCTATTGAAACTCATGAATCCCTCGCAATCGCCTGACGATCAGCACCGCGTGTGACGTTCTCTGTCTTCAGGACTTCAATAATTCGGTCGTAATTGCTTTGCCACATTGGCATGCGCTCGTCATTCTTGAGGAACGGCATAGCCTGCAACAAAGTACCGTACAGCAGCGCTTGTGGCGCGTACTGGGTGAACCAGTTTGATTGGTTCGAGGAGTCCAAGGGCTGCACGCGCTCGTAGTACAGCACCTCGTAGTTGTAACCTAGTGCAGGCGTAGGACCAATCAGCCAATGCTCATAGTCGTAGTCGCAAAAGAACAGCGGCACGTCCGTTGAAGTTGGGTTTGGCCAATACTCGCGGATGTACTCGTATGTGCGCAGCAATACAGGCTGGCGCTGGCCTGCCACGGTCACGTTCATTGACACCGTCTTGCGCCAGCGGGCAGGCTTGGGAATGACGTTTTCGCCAAGGACCATGGTGCTTGTGGCCACGGTCAGGTTGCCAAGGAATTTGATCTCAGCCGCAATGATCTGCTCCGCCAGCATAATGAACTGCGGAATCTTGTCCAAAGTCTGCTGATCAGTACGCTCCAGATAGGTCTGGATGTCGTTGACCAGAGAGTCATACGTCATTACGGCTGCGACTGTCATGTGGTGGCATCCCTTCTTTTGTTCATTTTAATGCCTAAGCTAGCTCTAAGCAAACAGTCTTGTGCCAGCTTTGTCAATAATCAACGCCTGTTTTCGGGGCTTTCCGTCATCTTGGTTTGGAATGCTGATGTGCGTCCAGCGGTCAAACTCACGAATTACTTGGTCAAATTCAAGATCTGAGGCGATTACCGCCCTTACCACTTGGTCTGGCGTCATGGCGGGAACACGAATATCAGCAGCACAGCCGATGCGATGCTGAGAAGTGTCTTTGCTGCCCACAGCATCATTGACTTGTTTACTGCGGAAGGCTGAATTGACCATGATGGGCTTTCCGCCAAGTACAGTTTTGAGTTTTTCAAGAAATTCGGCCAGTCTTTGAATGTTTTCAAGTTCTTTTTCATTTGGAATATTGTCAAATTCACGGTGGTCCGTGTGCGTTAATTCTTCAAGTGTGAAGTGTGGCGTGAGGTTCATTTTTTAATCCTGTCTGCAATTTTTTCCATGGTACGGCCACCAAAGTAAAACGACATGACCAACATTCCCCACTGGCCAAGCAACTCAACATAAGCGCCGCGCGTCTCATACTCAAAAATTGATGCAATAGCAAAGCCAGAATAGGCCAGCAAAAGGAATATAAGCGTCATAGGACGTATATTTTTGGACAACCAAGAGTCAGACCCCATATCGGCCTGAACGCGCTGTGTGAGGTTGTTTTGCTCAGTCTCGTACAGCTTTGTTTCGTTGGCCATCTTGGCTAACTCGCCATCTTGAGCCATTTTAGAAAGTTCTAATTGCGCCTTGGCTTTGGCCTCTGGGTCTGGAATTAGTTTGTCAATGAGCTTGCCGCCCACGTTTAGAAGTGCGTCGAGTGCGATCATTGTTTGCTCCTTGAAAGCATGGTTGCTGCAATTTCCATCATGGTTCTTGCCACTTGAATGTCGGCAGGCTCATTGTCCCAGCCAACAGTAATTTGGCCAACAAAACGGCTTGGATCAGGTGGGATGCTGATTCGGCAGGTGTAGGTGACACCCTTGGCGATATACCACAGGCCCATTTCAGATTGCGCTGATCGGTATTCACCACAAGGAATCTCGCTGGCCATCAGTCTGACCACATCAGCGTTGTTGAGTGAATTCTGGGTAAACAGGCCCACATCCAGCCCATCGTTGGTTTTGTCTCGGCCCTCTTTGGTGTAAGCGCGGTACAGCACTCGGGTTCCAAACATAGGGTTTACTTTAAACACGGCCACAACGGTTGCATTGGTGGTTTTAAACAGGTGGGCAGCAGCGTCTTCAACTCTGTCCTCAACAATGCTTGGCATTCGCTTGGACTCTTTGTAAGCCCCCACTAGCAGTTCTTGGTTCTGCCAAACAAAGTAACCAGCGAAAGCAAAAATCGCCATGAGGATCAGCGCAAACAGCTTGAACGGGCTGTCAACATAGGACAGCACCTTGCTCAATACGTCTGATGGCTTTTCATCACTCATAGTCCAAACATCCCCAATATCTTGGTCACGACCTTATCGGCCAACTCATCAGGCAGGAAGCGGAGCAGTCCGAGCACCCACCAAACAATGCACAACCGTACAAAG